GGAAGATACTCTTGGGGTAGACTGAGTGGTATTAGTAGAGGGTCTTCACCTGTTGCTATTGGTGTCTCTGGTTTAACTGCTGATGTTGGTTTGTCAACATACCCATCCATCCAGAGGAGGGGATTTGGTCTCAGAGACCTTGGTGCTATTAGAAGACTATCGAATATCTAGTTATAAATATAGAAAAACGCTAGTAATGCTAATAATATGTCTGCAATTGTAACAGACCAGTTTAGAATTCTAAACGCAAACAACTTTGTTGAATCTGTTGAGAATGATTCTAATTCATATTATATTTTCTTAGGTCTTCCTAATCCAACGCAAGTTGGTTTTGGAAGATCTACTGCTTGGAATACTAATGTTCCAAACCCAACTGACAATATTCAGTATCAGGGACATACTTCCGATACCACTCTTTTTGGTAAGAAAGTAACTTCGGCAAATATTAAGCGCGTTGTAAGAAGGATAGACTGGGAGAAGGGAACCAGATATGAGATGTATCGTCATGATTATAGTGTAAGTAATCCATCACCATCAACTCAGTCATCAAGACTGTATGATGCAAACTACTATGTAATGAATTCCCAATACAAAGTTTACATTTGTGTTGACAATGGTTCTTCTGGAATTAATACTACTGGTAATGCATCTCAGGATGAACCAACATTTACTGACCTGGAACCAACAAGAGCAGGTGAAAGTGGTGATGGATACATTTGGAAGTACTTGTTTAGTGTAACTCCAAGCGACATCATCAAGTTTGACTCAACAGAATATATCACTATTCCTTCAAATTGGTCAACATCAACAGATTCTCAAATACAAGCAGTTAGAGAGAATGGAGATTCATCTATCAATGAGAACCAGATAAAAAAGGTTTACATTGATAGGCAGGGTGCAAACTATGCCAGTGGTCTAGGACAAGAACTGAATATTCTAGGTGATGGTTCTGGTGCCAAGGTAGTTGTTGATGTTGAAAATGGTAAGATAACCAATACAACAGTTTCTTCTGGTGGTAAGGGATATTCTTATGGTGTAGTCGATTTGGGTCCTATTAATGGTAGTGCTAGTGGAAACTTTGCAAAACTGATACCCATCATTCCACCTTCTAAGGGTCATGGATATGACCTTTATAGAGAACTTGGAACTGATAAGGTTCTCTTATATGCTCGTTTTGATGATTCAACAAGAGACTTTCCAGCAGATACTAAGTTTGCCCAGGTTGGTATTATCAAAAACCCAACATCTATTGGTTCAACATCAACCTTCACATCGAGTCAGTTCTCTTCAACATATGCACTGAAATTCTCATCCATAACAGGAACACCAACTGTTGGTGAGAAGATCACCCAGTCTGTTACTGGTGGTAGTGCTGTTGGATACGTTGCTTCATATGATACTGAAACAAAAGTCTTGAAGTATATTCAGGACCGTTCTCTGTACTTTAACAGTGGAACACTGGATGAAACTGATTATATCGGTATTTCTACATCATCGAAGGTTTTGGCATTTGAATCTTCAACAAACCCAATTAGTGGAACTGGTGGATTCTCAGCATCCATCGATACTGGTTTTATTGGGGTCAGTACAAATCCAACAGGAAGCAAAGTCATCAACTTGGGTGTCAACTTTGCAAATGGACTTGCTAGTCCCGAGATAAATAAAAATTCAGGGGAACTTGTTTACTTAGATAATAGACCTCTGATCTCTAGGAACACACGCCAAAAAGAAGATATTAAAATTATCCTGGAATTTTAAAAAATGCCACAGAAAACTAATTTTAACATTAACCCATATTTCGACGATTTTAACGTCGATAAGAATTTCTATAAGGTCCTTTTTAAACCAGGATTTCCTATTCAGGCGAGAGAGCTAACAACATTACAGTCTATTCTACAACATCAAGTAGAATCGTTTGGTAGTCATATTTTTAAAGAAGGATCCATGGTTATACCTGGATCTGTTACTTTTGACGATAGATATTATTCTGTAAAGATTACACAAGACCACTTGGGTATTGATGTTTCTCTTTACCTAAAAGAACTAATAGGAAAGAGAATAGAGGGTCAAACCTCTGGTGTAGTTGCAACAGTTAAGAATTACAGTCTTCCACCAAATGACAATGTAGAAGACATTACGCTTTATGTAAAATATTCAACGTCTGGTTCAGACTTTGAGACCGAGTTCTTTGAAGATGGAGAACTTCTCATCCTTCTGGACAACCTGACATACGGAAATACAACAATAAACTCAGGCAACACTGTTGCTACTCTCCTTGATTTTGAAGCAACTGCAACTGGTTCTGCGGTTGGTCTTGGATCTGGTGTTTATTTTATTAGAGGAACCTTTGTTGATGTAAAAGAATCCCTGGTTATTCTTGAACCATATTCAAACACACCAACATATAGAGTTGGTCTGAGAATCTTAGAAGAGATTGTCAATTCAAACGATGATGAGTCTCTAAATGATAATGCAAGAGGATTCTCAAACTATGCTGCCCCTGGTGCAGATAGATTTAAAATTAGTACAGTTCTTTCTAAGAAAGATATTGATGACTTTGACGATAAGAACTTTGTAGAACTCATCAGAATTGATAACGGTGAGATTAAAAAACTTCAAGATAAGTCAGTATATTCAATCATCAAAGATTACTTTGCAAAAAGAACTTTTGATGAGTCTGGTGACTATACACTCAAAAACTTTGAAGTTAGTGCATTAAATTCCCTCAACGATAGAATTTCGAATGAGGGTGTTTATCTAGGAACCCAAAAAACGGAAGATGGAAACACACCATCAGAAGACTTACTTTGCTATAAGGTTTCACCCGGAACTGCATATGTAAGAGGATATGACATTGATATCCCATCATCAACCATTCTTGATGTAGAAAAACCAAGAGATACAAGAGAAGTAGGAACTTCATTGGTTCCCTTTGAAATGGGCAACCTGCTCAGAATCAATAATGTTGCAGGTACTCCATTTGTCGGTATTAATACAAGTGGAAACATAGTAAGTCTTTTCAACAGAAGAAAAGGTGCTACTGGTGCAGGTACAACACTTGTAGGTAAGGCAAGAGTTTATTCTCATAGCGTAACTGATTCTGCATACTCGGGAACTTCTACTCAATGGGATCTATATCTGTATGATATTCAAACCCACGTAGATATTGAACTTAACGTTTCGTTGACAACTGCTGAGTGTCCCGCTGGTTCTTATGTTAGAGGTGTAAGTAGTGGCGCATCTGGATATGCAAATGGTGCTGGTGCTACTATAACCCTGACTCAAACATCTGGAACCTTTATTGTTGGAGAGCAAATCTTAATTAACGAGTCCAAACTATTCTCCCGTTCAATTAAGTCTGTAACAGCATACACAACCGATGATATCAAGTCAGTTTATCAGGATGCTGTTGGCATTACTCCAGAACTGAAAACAGCATTCTCTGGTGATGCAGTTCTTCAAAGGTTTACACCAACAAACTTCAACATCACCGATAAAATTAAAATTACTACTGCTGGTGCAGTAACACTTCCTTCTGGTAGTGACAAGACATTCTTAGGAATCAAAGCAAACTCTATTATCAGATATCAAGTTTCTGGTGTAACGGGCGAAACATTTAACAGAGTTGTTTCTGTTTCTGCCGATGGATCATCTATGACCCTTGCAGAAATACCTGATGTATCTGGTGTCTGTGATGGTAACTTCCCAGGTGCTGACCAGTTTACCACATTCACCCTAGGTGCTCCTCTCGTCAGAAATAGTGATAGATCTGGTCTTTATACAAGACTTAATGCAACTGATATTGCATCTGTCAACCTGTCAAGTGCTAACCTTCTAGTTACGACTCAGGTAAGAGAGGTATCCACCAACTCTGTTGGTACAGCAGTTATCACAGCAGCAAATACAGGTATTTCAAGTGCTTTCTTCGAAGCATATGACGCAGAAAGATATTCTGTATTCTATGATGATGGTACTATTGAGCAATTAACTTCTGATCAGTTTGATATCGATGCAAACGGAACTCAAATTACACTCAGAGGTCTGAAAGTAAATCAGAGTGCATCGGTTACCGTAAATGCTACTTTAAGAAAAGAGTTAGTCAAGAGTAAGAACAAGGTATACACTAGAAGTAGAAAACTTGTTGTAAACAAAACTCGTGAAGCATCTACCGAAGCCATCAGTGGTCTGTCAACAAGTCAATATTATGGAACAAGAATTCAAGATAGTGAAATTTCACTGAATGTTCCAGATGCTGTTAAAGTATTAGCAGTTTATGAGTCACTTGATACTTCACAACCATCTCTTGATAAGTTAACCGTTGTTAGTGGTTTGACATTAGATGCAGATGCGTTTATTGGTGAGAAGATCTCTGGAAGTTCTAGCGGAGCACTTGCACAGGTAGTTACGCTTCCTTCCTCCGGAAACGAAGTTGAGTTTGTCTATCTAAACTCGCAGCAGTTTGAGGTTGGTGAGATTGTAACATTCGAAGAGTCGAGCAATCAGTCAACCATCCAGTCTATCACTCCTGGAAGTTACTCAAATCTGACTCAGAAATATACTCTCGATAAGGGACAAAAAGAACAGTTCTACGATTATTCTAGAATTGTAAGACTCAAAGATAGTCCAGCACCATCCAAGCAGTTACTTGTTATCTTTGATTACTATCAAATTCCTGCGAATGATGAGGGCGATGTATTTACTGTCGAGTCTTATCAAGATGAAAGGTTTACAAATGATGTCCCACATCTTCAAGGTGGACTTAGAGCATCAGATACATTAGATTTCAGACCAAGAGTTGCAGAGTTTACTGCAACTGATAAGTCCCCATTTGATTACAACACAAGAACATTTGTCACATCACCATATTATAACGTAGTTACTCCAAATGAAAGTTCTTTCATCGGATATTCACACTACCTGCCAAGAATTGATAAGATTGTACTAAACAGATTTGGTGAGTTCTCAGTTGTTAAGGGCGTTTCTTCACAGACTCCAAAAGAACCTGTGAATGTAGAAGAAGCAATGGACATTGCTACCATAACTCTTCCTGCATACCTCTACAAACCATCTGACGCATCAATCACTCTGTTTGACAACAGAAGATATACTATGAGAGATATCGGTTCTCTCGAAGATAGAATTGAAAACTTAGAGACCGTTACCTCACTGTCACTACTTGAACTTAATACTAAGACTTTACAAGTTCAGGATGCAGATGGTCTAACAAGATTCAAAAATGGTTTCTTTGTAGATGACTTCAAGAACAATAACCTGATTGATAAGACAAATCCAGATGTCAAGTGTGATGTTGACATCAGAGAAAACAAACTTATCCCATCAGTAGACTTCTGGTCACTTAAACCACAACTAGCACTAGACCCATCTATCGATGTTGCTACTGCAAACTTCTCAGAAAATCTACAACTTCTCGATTCTAACGTAAGAAAGACTGGTGATCTAATCACTCTTGACTATGATGAAGTTGGTTGGATTGAGCAACCATTTGCTTCTCAAGTTGAAAATGTAAACCCATTCAACATTGTCGAATATGCAGGTGGAGTTCTACTCAATCCAGCATCAGACAACTGGGTAAGAAATATCTACATTGAAAATAGAAGAACCGTAAGTAGCGGTGATCCAAATGGAAGACAACATGATTATGTTGAGAGTGTAAGAGTTAGTAGCGAACCAGATCCATTCATGAGATCTAGAAACGTTGAGTTTAGATCCTCGGCGTTGAGACCGTTAACAACTCATTATAGTTTCATTGATGATATCAGTTCTATCGATATCGTACCAAAACTTCTAGAAATTTCTATGGTTTCTGGTGCATTTAACATTGGTGAAGATGTTGATGGTTTTATAGGTTCTAGAAGAGTTATTGCCTTCAGAACAGCAAAACCATCACATAAAACTGGACCAATCACAAGTCCAACAACTGAATACAACTCAAACCCATATAACAAGTCTCAAATACTTCCATCTGCATATTCTTCATCATCTACCGTTCTTAACGTAGACACATTCTCTCTTGCAGAAGAATCTCTAACAAGATATGGTGGTTTTGTTCAGAAAGGAGTAAGACTTATTGGCAGAAGTAGTGGCGCTACTGCTACCATATCTGCTGTAAGACTCGTTACAGATACCTTTGGTGATCTGAATGGATGTTTCTTCATCAGAGATCCAAACATGACTCCGCTTCCACTTGTAAGAATTAGAAGTGGAGAAAGAGTATTTAAGATTACCCAAAATAATCAGAATGCAAAGGTTCTTCCAGGAGATAGAGCGTCTATTTCTTCTGCACAAACGACTTATAGTGGAACTGGTATTATTCAAACACAAGTTACCAATATAGTACAAGTTAGAAATCCACCCCCACCACCACCGCCACCAAGAGGCGGAGGAGGAGGCGGAGGAAAGGATCCTCTCGCACAGTCATTCACTGTTGATGAAACTGGAGCGTTCCTAACTGGCGTTGATGTTTTCTTCGGTGAAAAAGATCCAAATGACAAACTGTTTGTAGAACTGAGAACTGTTGAACTTGGAACACCAACAGATCAACTTGTTGCAGACTATGCAAGAGTTGCTCTTGAACCAAGTCAGATCAACACATCTGATGATGCAAGTGTACCAACAAGAGTCACATTCCCATCACCAGTTTATCTACAACCAAATAGAGAGTATGCTCTCGTCTTCTTAGCACCAACGACTGACAACTATAAGATGTGGATTGCTAAGATGGGTCAGAAGACTGTTGGTACACAGTCTCTACCTAATGCAGAAAGTGTTGTAGTCACCAAACAATATGGTGGAGGAAGTCTATTCAAGTCTCAAAATGGTACTATTTGGACTCCAAGTCAGTTTGAAGACCTGAAGTTCAAACTTTATAAGGCTAAGTTCACTTCAAGAACTGGTGATGTTGTATTCTACAACCCACCACTGATTCCAGACTCATCTGCTATTCCATATCTGAATTCAAACTCAGTTACAACATATCCAAGAAAACTCAAAGTTGGTATCACAACTACCACCACAATGAACTCTATCCTCATTGCGGGAACTAAGGTAAGTAATGGTTCCGTTGTTTCCCCTGGAACATATGGTTACATTGAGAATGTTGGTGGTCCATTGAATACTATCGCAAGTACTCTTGTTGGTGCTGGATATAGCGATGGAACTTTCACAAACGTACCACTATATTCAATCACTGGTTCTGGTACTGGCGCAAAAGTTAGTGTAACATTCTCTTCTGGCGAAATTTCTGGAACACCAACAGTTACAACCGCAGGTAATGGTTATATTCCTGGTGATATTCTTGGTATTACTACAAGTAGTGTTGCTAAGGGTACGGGAGGTAGAATTTCAGTTTCTACTATCAATGGTTTGGATACACTCTATGTAACTAATGTTCAGGGTGAGTCGTTTGTTAACAATCAACCACTCATTTACTACAGTGGTTCCAATCCTGTTGCAACTGCAAGTACAGTTATTAGAGGTGCTTCTTCTGAAATTGACCCACTATATTCTGGAAATGTGGTTGGAATCAAACAGTTCAACCATGGAATGCATTCTGATACAAACTTGGTTGAAATCAAGAATATTGAACCCGATACCATTCCAGTAGAACTTACAGGAAATCTTGGTCTAAATGACACTCTCATTTCCATTGCAAATACTGGCGCATTTGCTCAGTTTGAAGGCATTTCTTCTGCAAGAGGTTATGTAAAGGTCGATAATGAGATCATTTACTACACCTCAGTAAATGCAGGTTCTGGTGGTGCTGGAACTCTTGGCATTAGCACAAGAGGAGTTGATGGAACCCTTGTTAGCAACCATGCTTCTGGAACATACTGCAATAAGTATGAACTCAATGGCATATCTTTGACAAGTATCAACACCACACACGGTCTACCAAACGCAGTTTCTCTAAGTTCTCTAAGAGAACTTGATACTTATCATCTGCAAGTAAGTCGTGCTGGAAGAGATAGTGGTGATAGTCAGTTAAGTTTCACTGATGAAAAAGTCGCTGGTGGAACTCAAATATCTGCCACACAAAACTATCAGTTCACTGGCATTCAACCATACATCAATACAATTACACCAGGAAGAGGAACATCTGTTTCATCTCAGATAAGAACTGTTTCTGGAACAAGTTCAGGTGGTTCCGAACCATCATTCCTCGATCAAGGTTTTGAAGCAGTTCAACTCAATAAGATGAACTTCATGTCATCTCCAAGACTTGTATGTTCTGAGAAGAATGAGACCAATAGTCTTTCATCTCTACCAAACAATAAGTCATTCACATTGAGAGTAAAACTTCAAAGTGAAGATGAGAATTTGTCACCTGTCCTTGATACTCAAAATGCTTTGATGATATTGTCTCGTAGTAGAGTCAATAACCCAATTGCTGACTATACTATCGATGGAAGATCTAACCTCATCACTGGCGACCCACACAGTTCTGTTTATATTTCAAACAGAGTTGACCTAAAACAACCAGCATCTTCACTGAAAGTTCTTGTTGCTGCCAACAGACCTTCGGCAGCAGATTTCAGAGTTCTATATCAACTTTATAGAACTGACTCGAGTGAAATTGAACAGTCATTCGTCCTGTTCCCAGGATATGATAACCTCGATGATACTGATGGTGATGGTTTTGGTGATAGAGTTATTAACTCTGCCAATAATACTGGAAGAGCAGATGCTTTCGTAAGACCAAGTAACGATGGAGAATTCTTAGAGTATCAGTTCACCGCTGATGACTTAGAACCATTTGTTGGATTTGCCATTAAGATAGTTATGAATTCTACCAATGAAGCGACTCCACCAGAGTTCAAAGATCTAAGAGTTGTAGCACTAGCATAATGATACCAGTAGAAGGAGAAAAAAATCTTTTCAGAGATGAGAATAGCGGAGCTATTGTAAACTGCGATACCTTCGCTTATTCTCAATATATTAGAATGAAAAATGAAAAGAAAAAACAACGTGAAGAGATAGACAAAATCAAAGAGGATATCTCTGAAATTAAAAATCTACTTAGGGAGTTTATTAATGGATCCAAACAAAATTGAATTAGAAAATTTAAGCAAGTCTTTTGAATATTATAAGTATGAATCTCAAATAAACTCAATTGATGATGTTGAAGAGTTAAGGAATATTGCTAAATGTTATTATAAACTTTATCTGAAACAACAAGAAGTTCTTACCAAATTGGGAACTGTTGGATTGGAAGGAGTATAAATATATTTTAGATCCTGAACTGTTTATAAATGGCTGAAATTAAGGTCAGAGTAGGGCAACAACCAGCGGTAAAGGTTATATCTTCACTTGCGGGTGCTCAAGGTCTGTCTTTGGCTGAACTTAGCGATGTTAATGCCTCTAATCTCTTAAATGGCATGGTGCTTGTATATAATGGAACGACCAAAAAATGGGATGCTACATTAACCCTAACACCAGGCGCAACACAGAATTTAGACATTAACGGAGGAAATTTCTGACATGGCAAGTATTATCAGGATTAAAAGATCCTCGGGTACTAATAAACCTGGAAGTCTAAATTGGGGTGAATTAGCATACGTAACTGGTATTGGTAGTTACGGCGGTATTAACCAATATAAGGACAGAATTTTTGTCGGAGATGACGGTAGCAACGTAAATCCAGTTGGTGGATACTACTACACCTCCATGATGGAGCACTCCCCAGGAACTATTGCTGGGGTATCAAACACACGAAATAGTGACAACGGTGTTGTAGCAGTTCTTGCTCCTGCAACGAACTCTGGTCTTGGTGGAGCATCTTCACTCAAGGTTGACCAGTGGAACGTAGATAATTTAAGAATTGACTTAAACACAATTTCATCGACAGATACTGACGGTGATATTAACTTAGATCCAAATGGTATTGGAAGTGTAAGACTTCCAGATAACACATATCTCACTTTTGGTGATGATGATAACGTAGGAATGCGTTATGATGAGGCAACTCACGATAGATTTGAAATTGAAGGTGCTGACTGGTACTTCGATGGTGGAGTACAGATAGTCATTGCAGACTCAACAGAGTCTACCGATAAAGATACTGGCGCACTGGTAGTAGAAGGTGGTGTTGGTATTGAAAAGAACCTCAACGTTGGTGGTTCTATCAGCGTAGCTGGTTCTTCAATTTTCGATTCTATCAAGATTGAAGATAATGTAATTTCATCAACCGATGATGGAACTGATACCATTTACATCGATCCATATCCCGATGGATTGAGTAATGAGGGTACGGTTATTATTAAAGGTAACCTGCAAGTTGATGGTACTACAACACAAGTTAATTCCACATCAGCAACTGTAAATGATCCAATCATTCACGTTGGTGATGTAACCAGTGTTAGAACTGTTATGGCAACAGTTTCTAGTGGTGCAAACACAATCACACTGGACTCTGTTGTTGGTATTAATACTGGTGATGTTGTTAGTGGTAATGCTGCACTTTCTGCTTCTGGTGTATCAACAGTCACTGCTTACAATACTGGAACAAAAGTAATTACCGTTGATTCAAGTACCATTTCTGGTATTTCAACAACAACACAACTGACAATTACTCATGCATATGATACCAATACTGATAGAGGTTTATCATTTGCATACAATACTGCAACTGGAACCTCAAACCAATTAACTGGTTTCTTTGGTTTTGATGATAGTTCTATTGCAGACAGCACTGCTGATGCAGACAACCACGGAACACATGCCGACGATAGCAGAAGATGGACTTACGTTCCAGATGCTAGCATTACAAACAGTGTTGTATCGGGAACCAAAGGTTTCCTTGATGTAAAGGGTCTTTACTACCAGTCTGGTAACTATAACCTAGGTGGTGTTGTATACTTTGACAGTCAAGGTCTACAAAGATCCACAAATGCTGTTGCTACTTCTGTACCAACTTCTAAGCAAATACTAACTGCGGTAACAAAGAACACTTTGAGTTTGAACAATGCTATTTCCGCAACCGCAGGAGATATCATCAAACAGGATACTAGTGGCGCATATGGTGTTGTAGAAACAACCGTAAGTTCATCAACCACAGTTGATTTGATAGGTGTTGAGGGAGTATTCACAAATTCACACAACCTAAGAAGAGAAGGTCAAAGTGGTGCTATTGAAGATCTAGCTTCAATACCAACCGGTGGTGTTAGTGTAATATATACTAATAAACCAACTTGGACTACAACATTAGACGGAGGAAGTTTCTAAAGAATGGAAAACCAAAGTGAAGTGGATGTTAATGTTTTGATGAAATTATATCATACAAAACTATCACAACTTACAAATCAAAATATTCTTCTTGAAGCAAAATTAACCACTTTGACACAAGACTATAAAGAACAAATTGAAGCATTGTTGGAAGAAAATGCTAATTTGAAAGAACAATTAGAGGAAAAGTAAGAAATGGCGCAACCATCAACTAGACAAGGATTAATTGATTACTGTCTAAGACGTTTGGGTGCGCCAGTACTCGAAATCAACGTTGATGAAGATCAGATTGACGATCTTGTCGATGATGCCATTCAATATTTTCAGGAAAGACATTTTGATGGCGTTGAGAGAATGTATCTCAAATACAAAATCTCTCAGAGTGATATTGATAGAGGAAAGGCATCTGGAACTAACGGCGTAGGTATTGTTACGACGACAGGAACATCATCCATAACTGGATATGGTTCTACAAATTTCAATTTCTATGAAAATTCCAACTATATCCAAGTACCAGACTCGGTAATTGGTATTGAAAAAATATTTAGATTTGATACTAGTTCTATTTCTGGTGGAATGTTTAGTATCAAGTATCAGTTATTTTTAAACGACTTATATTATTTCAACTCCGTTGAACTTCTTCAATACTCCATGGTTAAGAGTTATCTTGAAGACATTGATCACTTGCTTACGACAGATAAACAAATTCGTTTCAACAAGAGACAGAATAGACTATATTTGGATCTTGACTGGGGTTCTCAGAGTGTAGATAACTTCTTAGTTATTGATTGCTACCGCGCACTAAACCCATCAGATTTCAGTAAATTATACAATGATAGTTTTATGAAGAAATATCTTACTGCTCTAATCAAGAGACAGTGGGGTCAAAATCTAATTAAGTTTAGAGGCGTAAAACTGCCTGGTGGTATTGAATTTAATGGTAGAGAGATATACGAAGATGCTGAAAGAGAACTGGCGGAACTCAAGTCAAGAATGACCATGGAGCACGAACTTCCACCATACGACTTTATTGGATAATGGCACTTAATCCCTTTTTCTTACAAGGTACTGCCAGTGAGCAGCGTCTAATACAAGATCTGGTCAATGAGCAGATGAGAATGTATGGACTTGAAGTTACATACATTCCAAGAAAATTTGTAAGAAGGCAAACTATCATTGAAGAAATTCAGTCATCAAAGTTTGATGATAACTTTGCTATTGAAGCGTATGTAAACACTTACGATGGTTATGGTGGAGCAGGTGATGTCTTAACCAAGTTTGGTATGAGTTTGAGAGATGAATTGACCATCACAATATCAAAGGAAAGGTTTGAAGACTTTATTGCACCATTTATGAGTGGTATTGATGATGGGACAGAAGATTCTGAGATGATATCTCCGACAAGACCAAGAGAAGGTGACCTAGTTTACTTCCCATTAGGTCAGAGATTGTTTGAAGTTAAGTTTGTAGAGCATGAAGATCCATTTTACCAGTTAGGAAAAAATTACGTCTATCAACTCAAGTGTGAACTCTTTGAATATGAAGATGAAGTCATTGATACTACTATTGAAGAAATAGACACACAAGTTCAGGAAGAAGGATATATTACAACTCTACGATTGGTTGGTGTTGGTAGAACAGCAACCGCCAGTGTCAGTCTTGATACTGGATATGTTAGACAAATATTCTTGAATAATGATGGTTTTGGGTATCTTTCTGATCCACTAGTTGCTATTAGCACATCACCATCAGGTCAACCAGGTGATAATGCAACTGCAGTTGCAATAACAACTTCTATAGGTGGAATTCGTTCGGTTAAGTCTATCTACTTAACAAATGCTGGTGCTGGTTATACTGTTCCTCCAACAATTTCAATATATGGTGGTGGCGGAGGATCTGGTGCTGCTGCAACATGCTCCATCGAAACATCATATAGAGGTGTAATAAGATTTATTGTGAGTGATGGTGGAGTTGGATACACAACAGCACCAGTCGTAACAGTCTCTGCTCCAGGAGAATTACAAATTAGTGGAATTGGTCAAACCGCAGTTGGTATTGCCTCAGTTGGCAAGTCTGGTTCTGATGATATTGTCAAATCGATATATATTGCAAATCCAGGAATTGGATATACTCAGAGTGCCACTGTTACCATTTCCGATCCTCCATTACTGACTGGTATTGGAACTTATTTGTTTAATGAGATTATTATTGGAACTAGATCTAAGACGGAAGCAAGGGTTAAAGAATGGGATAAAGATACTAAGATTCTTAAGATATCAAATGTAAGTATTGGTTCAACTCAACTAGGGTTCTTCCCAGGTGAAGTTATTACAGGAAAAGACTCCGGAGCACAATACGCATTACAAACATTTGACCAGATGGATACGTATGATAAATACACTCAAAATGATGAAATTGAAGAAGAGGCAGATCTCATTCTAGATTTTACAGAATCAAACCCATTTGGTAGTTATTAATGCTAGGAACTTATTATTATCACGAAATAATACGAAAGACTATCATATCTTTTGGTACTCTTTTCAATCAAATTCATATCCGACATAAAGACGGAGATGGAAATTCTATCAGTGATATTAGAGTTCCATTGGCATATGGTCCTGTCCAAAAGTTCTTGGCGAGACTAGAACAGCAGTCAGAATTAAATAGAGCGGTTCAAATTACCCTACCAAGAATGTCTTTTGAGATGGTAGGTATATCATATGACCCAACTAGAAAGTCTAGTATCACACAAACATTTAAGGTATGTGATAGCGGAACAGTAAAAAAGGTATTCATGCCCGTTCCTTATAATATTGATTTTGAACTTAATATATTATGTAAACTAAATGACGATGCCTTACAAATTGTCGAACAAATATTACCATATTTCCAACCAGCATTTAATTTGACTATCGATCTAGTAGATGCAATAGGAGAAAAAAGAGATATCCCTATTACTTTAAGTAGTATAAATTTCCAAGACGATTATGAAGGAGATTTTTCAACAAGGAGATCATTAATTTATACCTTACGGTTTACGGCAAAAACATATCTGTTTGGTCCTATCGCAGATAGTTCCGAAGGTCTTATCAAAAAAGTTCAAGTTGATATGTATAGCAGTACAAATACTAGAACTGCTAAACGTGAAATGAGATATGTTGCTACTCCACAAGCGAAGAAGGATTACAATAATGACGCCTCTTCTTATCTAACAGAGACTGTAAACGATTCCAGTTTACTCTTGAAAGTTGGTGGAAGTGCTCCATTCTCAGTTGATGATAGAATTATCATTGATAATGAAATAATGCTGGTAACGTCTATTCCAGATTCACAAAACATAACAGTACAAAGAGGATATCAAGGAACATCAAATGTTGAGCACTTACAGAGTGCTGTTGTTCATAGACTTACTGTTGAAGATGATGCTCTCGTTGAACCAGATGATGACTTTGGTTTCAACGAAAATTGGGAATACCTAGGAGATTCCAAGTCTTATAGTCCCACACAACAATCTGATATTTAATACTTATGTCTGAATTTGATGCTATTGATAACGCTCTCAATGTTGAGAGCAGTATTGTTGAGGTAGATGATACTCCTAGGAGCATTAAAAAACCTGAACAAAAAACTGATATTTCAAAAGATTATGAATACACAAGAGCAAATTTGTATTCTTTAATTGAAAAGGGGCAAGAGGCAATAAATGGCATTATGGAACTCGCCGGTGAAGGTGGTAGTCCAAGAGCATATGAAGTTGCTGGTCAGTTGATTAAGAGTGTTGCTGATACCACTGATAAACTTATCGACTTGCAGAAAAAGTTGAAAGATGTTGAAGAGAATGTTGGAAACAATAAAGGACCAAACACTGTCACCAATAACGCAGTATTTGTTGGGTCAACATCAGAACTCCAAAAACTACTCAAGCAAGGTTTTCTAAATAATAATAACCCAGAAAAAAGTAAATGAAGAAGTGTAAGCAGGGTTATTATTACTGCTACGATGAGAAGAAGTGTAAGAAGATTCCTACAGGTTATC